CCCCGATGGGTGGGGATGATTTACCGTTTTAACAATGCAGCCCAAATCATGCACATGCGCCCAATGCCGGGCCGCTAAGAAAACCAAGCGTACAGCGTTAAAGAAGCGGATAAAACGCTATCTTAACAGATTAAGGCGCAAGGGAAAATTTAAGGTCTGGCATTGGGCATAAAACAACAACTAAAAATGAAAAGTATAATACCCGACTTTCAAACTAAAAATGAAATAGAAATTGCAATACAGAAAAGGCAGCAACAGGAGTACAAGCAAATTGGGCAATACATCCCCAAAATTGATGGGTACACAATTTATGATGTAGATAGAAACTGTCTTTCAGTTGCAAAATATATTGAATCAGATGAGTATGTCATTGGTGGCAGGAATAACCACAGGCTTGACGTAAAGCAAGGGTGCGTGTATGTGGAAGCCCTAAATGCAGAAAACGCGCTAAAACGCCTAAGACAAGGCAGAACCATTCAGGTGTAAAATAAATCAAGAACATGGAACAACTAAACACAACACCCCGCCCGGCTACAAAAACCGCCACATTGACGGTTTGCCAGATAAGGCGGTGAATATGCACATTATTGTTGACATGCTGGGACGCGAATACGTATATTTATGCAGATTCGAGCCGTTTAACCCTAAAAGATACACACGGCAAAATATGCCGTCGGAGGGTTATTTAGGCACAGCAAGGACACTTGACCTTGCGCATAATATCGGGTTTCATGTGTGGAGGCAAAGCAATCAAGAGTTTGTTTACTACTCGGTTGTTGAGCCTAACCCGTTGGTTATTCTTTAATTTTTCGTAACTTTAACTGTAAAAAATGGAATGTTTTAACTGCGGGGGCGAAGGCTGCTTAGAAAAGCATCATGTAGTCCCAAGGTCTTTAGGGGGAATAAAAACCGTTTATTTATGCTCCAAGTGCCACGGATTAGCCCATGGAAACGCATTGCTTCGGAATGATAACCACGCGGTTTTGATAAAAAAAGGAATTGAACGCCGAAGAAATGAGGGGGCAGTATGGGGACGGCCGTCTAACGGATACGACGCTAAAATAATATTAAGACTAACAGAATCAGAAAAGCGTGGTATTATATCTTTTTCTAAATCAAAAGGAATTTCTCTTTCTGAATTTATAAGAATGGCTCTGCGTGACAAATTTTATCCTACATAACTCCAAGCCCTGCGAAGTCCGCGCATAGCGGATTTTCGCAGGGCGACAGTTATGCAATTCACAAATAAACTTTAAAACTATGCAGAAAAAATATAATTATTGCACGATTGATTGTAAGGAAAATGGTTCTTTTTTGGCAAAAGTCGAATACTCCGAACAGTTAAAAGCGTGGGAGCCAACTGAAGTAGAATATTACGGGCAATGGATTAGCATTGATGAATTTGATTCAAAAGAAGAGGGCGGCTCTTACTCTTGTAAAAATTACCGAACTGAATTGGCAAGGTCATACCGAAAATCCTTGTGAAATATTTTTTAATCCCAACACTACCCTAATCTCGTGCAATACACAGCACGAATGCAAGAAAATAATAACTTTGCGCAATACAATGAAATAGTGGCCATGCTCGCACAGGCCGCGCTAAATGCAGCAACATGCAACACTACAAAATGCGAACCGGAGCGCAATTCGTCATATACACACGGTGCAGTGGCAACAAACAAGAAAAGAAAGGTTATTCGCATGAATACCAGTGCGCTGGCATACGCGAACACTCGCTCATCAAAAGGAGGCCGTTGCACGAAGTTGGCTATTACAGCGACACCGTAACAGGCACCGAATTTGACAACAGGACAAACGGGCTTGACGCGGCATACCTCTTTTGCAAGCGCAACAAGACGGTTAAATACTTGCTTGTTTTTCGGCTTGACCGATTGGGCCGTGACGTACACGAATGCACGGGCGCAATCAAACGCTTTCAAAAAATAGGCGTTGAGGTCAATTGCCCTGATGAGTGGGTAGATTATTCCGGTACGGACTGGCCGCTTGTGGTTGGTCTTAAATTTGGCCTCGCACAAAGCGAAAGCCTAAAGATCAGCGACCGTACCCGTTCAGGGATAAAGGCGGCAAAAGAAATGGGCCTATACCCGTCAAAAGCCCCTGTTGGCTACACAAAAGAAACGCAGTTGATACACGGGAAAGAGCGGGCCGTACTGGTGCCATGCCCCATCAACGCGCAAAAAATACGCGACCTGTTCAATGACCTTGCAGACGGCATGACCCTTTCCGTTGCTCAAAAAAAGCACATGAAAGGGATTGGTGTTCAAAAGTCGCATTTTCAGCGCATTCCGAACATGCCAGTTTATGCCGGGCTGATTTACGTCGCCGAAAGTGACCACGCGCCCTCACGGCTCCAAAAGGGAGCGCACGAAGGGATTGTTACGCCTGACCTGTTCCAGAGAGTGCAGGACGTTTTGAAGGCACGAAAAGCAAGGCCAATATCATATTCCACAAACGATACATCTTTTTACCTCAAAGGTTTGATCCTTGACCACGCAGGGCAGCCCATGACCGCCTACACATCAACAGGCAGGCACGGGGGCAAGTTCAAATATTACGGGCCACAGGGCAAGGGTGAAACGATCCGGGCCGAAAAGGCGCACGGGGCAATTGAAACGGTTTTGCAACTGTTCAACATCACGGAACAGGCCCGAAAGGACATTGAGGCGCATATCCGCACGTTGATGCAACAACAGGCCAAACAGGCACAGGAGGCAATTAGGGATGCCGAACAAAGGCAGCAAAAGGCAGATGAGCGGCGAAAGCGCATTAAAATGCTGCTGGCAGACGGGGGCATAAACGGTGCAGATTACAGCGAAATAAAGTCGGACATTGACGCACAGGAAGCGGACGCACTAAAAGAAATTGCACAGGCTCAATTACTTAATACTGACATTGAGCAAACATTTTTGCGTGCAAGTGCGTTTTTAACCAACATTTGCACTATTTTTGCAGGGGCAAACGTAGAGTGCAAAAAGAAAATATTGCGGGCGGTTTTTCCATCAGGTTTTTTCATCGAAAAATCCACAAACAGGGTTAGAACCCCCGAAATTAATCAAATCATTGGCTTAATATGCTCATTATCAAGCGATAATACATTGCTTGAAATAAAAAACGGGGCTTTCATTTCTGAAAACCCCGCGAAGGGAGGACAAGCGGGCAAACTTAGAACCCACGCCGACCTTTTGATGAGCGTTTTGGCCGCATAGTGCGGAATATGGCAAGTGCAAGGTGGACAACAGAGCAACTACAACAGGCTAAGGCACCGGGGCGCAAACCCGGCAAAGCGGCGCAACCAAAGCAGCCAACCGCGAACGGCTTAACCCAACAGGTTTTGCGCGTTGTGAATATGCAGCCCGGATGCTTTGCATTTCGTGTAAACAACACGGGCATTTACGATCCTACAAAAGAGATATTCAGAAAGGCCCACACACAAAAAGGCATAAGTGATATTATTGCCGTCGTGCGGGGGCTTTCTGTTTTTATAGAGATTAAGGTAGGCAAAGACCGAATGTCAGAAGATCAAATAAGATTCAGATATGAGGTAGAACGGGCAAACGGCTTGTACTTTGAATGTCGAGAGATTGACCCCTTCCTAATATTTTTCACCAACCTTTTGAACCGCACCAGATGAGCCGCTTTACCTTACTTAATATTGAACAATTCGCCGGATACCTCGCAACGCTTGACGTGAAGCGGGGTATTAGTCATATACAGCAGCACCACACGTTTTCCCCATCATATAGCCTATTCAGAGGCCGAAACCATGAACGTTTACAGCGCGGTATGCGCAATTTTCACGTTCAACACAACGGATGGAGCGACATAGGGCAACACTTTACCACTTTTCCAGATGGCAAAATAATGACAGGCAGAAGTATCAACGTTGCCCCGGCTTGCATTAGAGGGCAAAACACGGGGGGTATCTGCCTTGAGCATTTGGGCAATTTCGACACCGGGCGCGATCAGATGAGCGAGGCGCAAAAGCAAACGATTGTCTTAATGTCTGCAATCCTCATCAACCACTTTCGCCTCAATCCTGAAAACGACGTATTGTACCATCACTGGTTTCACCTTACAACAGGAAGGCGCAACGGTGGCGGGCCAATTCAAACAAACAAGACCTGCCCCGGCACTGCTTTTTTCGGTGGCAATAAATACGAACACTATAAACAAAACCTAATGCCGCTCATTGAGCAGGAAATAGGTTATTTTCAAACTAATGGAATATGGCAAAGCAAAAAGTGAAGGAAGGGTATTTTGACCCAAGCAAAGAATGGGGGCCGTTCCCAGCGCACGAAAAGGAGCGAGAAAGGGCGGGGTTTTATGATGAGCAGCCGACGATCAAAAGTCAGGAGAGAGTCAAGAAGGTCGAAGCAAGCCTTGATGAATACCTTGAGTTCAAAAAAGGATTAATGTATTTTAGCAATGACACAGATTTATTGACATGAGCAAATTGAAACAAATAAACTGGATCACGTTTGGCATTGCAGTGCTACACTTCATCGGTGCCGTCGTGCTTGCAGCCTCAACGGGCTGCCTTTACATTTTAATCAGGTATTTTTGAAATGGCAAAAGCAACAACAAAAACACGTCCGACCGCTGAAACCCGCGAACCTGTAAAGATGAAAGCAGGTGAAGTATTTGTGCAAAGTACCTTTCTACGTCGGGCGTTTACAGCAGGATACAGCGCAAAGGAAGCGCGGCAAATGTTTGATGAGTACGAAGCAAAGGGAGTTTTCACAAAGCACAAAATGATAGGGGTGTTAAATGACACTCAATCATACATAGCAACAAAACAAAATACTGTAAAAGATGAGCAAAGATAACAAAAATAAATTGGCCTATGAGCCAAACAATGTTTTGTCACTGGCTATTGAGCCGGAACCGGAAATGGGTATTGAGCAGGTAATATCTGACTTCAACGTTGACCGCAAAAAGGCAATTCATGGCCGCGTCACAATCGAAAGCGAGCAGCCCGTTAACGGTGCTTATACCTACACATTTGCCCCCGTTGTTGATCCAATTGGCGGTGGTGGTACTGGTCAGGACATTGCGAACTTGTATAACCTCATCACAAACGAAGCGGAACAACGGGCAAGGATATGAGTAAGGCAACAAAAGATCGGAACGCGGTCAATTTTGAATACATTGATTTTGATAAGTTAGTATTCCTTGACAACAACCCGCGCACACGCACGGATGAAGGTAAGGCTAAAATGGCCGCTGATATACAGGCAGACCCGACGTTTTATGAAAACCGCCCGACGCTTGTAAATCTCAAGGACGGCATTTTTCAGGTGTACGCTGGAGACTTACGCGCACACGCGGCGCATGATGTTTTAGGATGGGCAAAAGTGCCGTGCAATGTGCAAGCAAATGTTGATGAGGTCACAATGCGCCGCCGGGCAATCCTTGATAATACGCACCGCGAAACGTGGGACAATGACAAATTGAGTGAATGGGGGTATGAGCCGGATGATCTGGAGGAAATGGGGGTGGAATGGAAAGCGGATGACGAACAGCCTCAAACATATCACAGTGCAAATGAAATGACAGAAGATGAGGTTAATATTTTAGAAGAGTTTGATCCGATAGGCTTATCGGCAGATTTTCAAAAGATTGTTTTTATTTTCGACAACAAAACAAAGGCAGAAGAGTGGCTGTCTGATAAACCTGAATTACAAGTAAAGAAAAGTCGAATGCAATGGGAGGTCAACCTAAGTACCCTGTATATATAGTTTCAAAGGGGCGCGCATACAACCCAATAACAGCAAAAATATTTGAGTCATCTGGTATAGATTATTTCATTGTGGTTGAGCCGCAAGAAGCCGAGGAATATAAAATGGCCCTTTCTGAAAAAAGGGTTTTGGTTCTACCTTTTGCAAATTTAGGTCTTGGTAGTTACCCATCAAGAAATTTCTGTTGGCATCATTCTGTATTAAATGGTCATTTAAAACATTGGGTTTTTGATGACAACATTATGTCTTTTTCAAAATGGGTAGATGGCAAACGCAAAAAATGCAACACAGCATCGGAGTGTCTTTGCTACGTTGAAGCATTCTCTGATTTACACAAAATTGATATATCCGGCTTTGAGTATCGCTATTTTTGCACTAAGCCACCTAAAAGAGCATTTAAAAGAAACGTGCATGTTTATTCTGCAATGTTGATTTCAAATAGCATAAAATTTAGATGGCGACTAAAATATAACGAGGATGTTGATTTGTGCTTACAGATATTGCATTCTGGCGGCACTACTGCATCTTGTGTTTATTATTTAACTGATAAAGTGTCAACATTTAAAAAAATGAAAGGCGGTAATCAAGACGAATTATATAAAGGTAATGACCCTAAGAAGAAACTTTTAAAGGCTAAAATGTTGCAGGCTGTTTGGCCGCAATATGTAAAAGTTGTTATTAGGTTTAATAGATACCATCATTTAATAGATTGGAAAATTTTTAGTAAAAAAGCCTGATTTAACGAAAAGGCTGTTTCAAAAGATAACAGCCAAAAAACAGCCACAAAATAAACGAATATGGCAGTAAGAGGGGCAAAAGACGGAGTGCCGTTCACAAAAGATGATCCGCGTATCAATCGGGATGGCGCACCTAAGAAAAAGTCAATCATTGACGAAATAACGAGATTAATGGAAGGCGACGGTTACGCTACCATTGAAGGCGAATTATTGGATGATGAAGGCAAACGAACGGGCAAAATGGTAAAGGTGCGTGCATCGGTGCCAAATATGTCCAGCGCAGCGCGGGCGTATGCTGCAAACATGAAAAAGGGCGACGTTAGAACGCTGCAAATATATTTAGAAAGGACAATGGGCAAAGTGCCGCAGCCTTTTACGGGTGCAGATGGCGGGCCAATCAGTATTGAAAATAGCATCGGCGGAATATCTGACCTTGCAATTGAAAAAGTGATTGAGATAGTTAAAAGCAGTGCATGAAGGTTAGATTTGTAAAAGCATCGGCGGTTAAGGGATTGACGGAGGCGCAAAGGGATGCTTTTACTTATTCCCTGAAAAGTGCGGGCGTGTTTCCTGTCATTACGAATGAAGTGTACATCCCCCATTACAACAGGCCGGAGCGCATACAAATATTGTACGGCGGTTCGGGATCGGGCAAAAGCGACTGGAAAGCGACGGAACTACTTTTAAAGTGCCTATTAAACCCGTATTGCCGTGTAATGTATGTTCGCAAGGTGTACGACTCGATAAGGGCCACGCAGTTTCAACTTTTCAAGGACGTAATTAAGCGTTACGGCTTAGATGATTATTTCAAGGTGCGCGAAGATGGCATGGTAATAACCAGCCTACAAAACGGGAATTTCCTGTTTGCAAAAGGCTTGGATGATATTGATAAGGTAAAGTCAATTGCGGACGTTACAGACATCTGGATTGAGGAACCTATAGACAAAAAAGGCACTATATCCAGTTCCGATTTTACCGAGTTGTCAAGGCGTTTGAGGTGTGCGAAGGCTCCAAACCACATGCACTTTACCTTTAATCCGATCAGCAAAGAGAGTTGGATATACGACTACTTTTTCAGATCGGACAGTTATCAGCCTTTTGTGCTGAAAACGACGTACCTTGATAACGCTTTTTCAACAGACGGGCAAATATGGGACTTTGAACGCCTCAAGGAAAAAAAGTATGATGAGTGGTTGGTGTATGCGCTTGGTGAATGGGGGACGCTAAAACAGGGGCTTGTAATACCTGAATACAAGATAATTCAGGATTTCCCAACAGGGTGCCGGCGCGATGGGTACGGGTTGGACTGGGGCTTCAATCCAGACCCGACGGCGGTGGTAAGGTGCGGACTAAAAGACGGGGGCTTGTACTTAGATGAGGTACTATATCAAAACAACCTCATCAGCACAACAAGGGCAGAAGCAATGAGGCGGGCAGGGGTGCAGCGAAATGCTACAATAGTAGCAGACAGGAACCCGGAAGCGATTGAAGAACTCAAACGGCTTGGTTTCCCGCTCATTCAGGCAGCCGACAAGGGGCCGGGAAGTATCAAGGCAGGTATAGACATAATGAAGGGGTTTGATATTTACGTCACCGAACAGTCAAAAAACCTCATAATGGAGTTGAACAACTACGAATGGGCAACAGACAGGCGCACGGGCGGAATGACAGGGGAGCCGATTGACGCGTATAACCATGCGATTGACGCGGCCCGCTATTGGGTACAAAAGACAGTTGCCGCGCCAGTAGCCCAACAAAGGAAGGTAAGAACGTCAGGGTTTGACGGATAAAACAAAATAACACACAACATGCAAAATCTAACACAACAGGAAATTGAAACCGCCGAAAAGTTATTTGAGGCGTATGCGGCAACACTGCAAATTGCACACCATCACAAGGCGCAGGAACACATCAAAACTGCGCTTTTGGTCACAACGCGCAACCGGGGCGAAGTGCAAGCCCGCATTGAGGTATTGCGCCGCGAAGCAAGGCAGGAAACAAACCCAAAGCGCAACGTCGCACTGTTGCAGCCCCAATCAGTAGCGACGGAAACGCAGGGGGCAACGTTGTCGGAAATTCCGACGAACCAACACAATCAGAACGAGCCGCAGCAAGAGCAGCCGCAAAGCGAAGTTGTTGCGGGGGTTAAGGGGCGCAAGAAAATGCACAAAGCCGCGCCAGTATTGCGATTTGGCACACGGACATCTTGATTGAAATATGAAGCAAATACACATAACAGGCCCGAACTTTGAACAGGCCGTCACACTGCCTGAAACAATGCGGGAATTGCCGCTAAACAACTACGTTGCCTTTTTGTCAGAGGCGCAAAAGCCGGGCAATGAGGTAAGGCAGTTATGTTTAGCGGTATCGGAGTTTTACGCGATTGACATTGAGACGGTTGAAAAATTGCAGTTTGAGGATGTGCAGGTTTTGTTTAAGTACGCCGTTGATGTTGTTGCAAAGTTTACACCCGGCACAAAGAAAGATGAGGATTGTACATTCACATACAAGGGCGAAATGTACACCATACCGCGCATGTTGCCGCCTGTATTGGCAGGGGCAACGGAAATACCGCCAACACTGCAAACGATTGACGCGATAGAGATTCAGGAAGTAATAAGGCTAAACAAAGCAGAAACCGAAAACCTGCTAAAGAAGTACAACACCGACTTTGAAGGGATCAAAGACGCTGCAATTGACGATTATGAAGCAGTAGGCAAAGCATTTGACCGCCGCCGTGATATTATCTATTCGCAGAATTTGCGCATGGTCGCAATACTCACAAGGCGCAATGATGAGCCGTTGCCCGTCAACGACATTGAGCGTGAAAAGTGGATAACAGAACGGGCCGTTCATTTCAAAGACATAGACGCTGCGACCGCATTAGAGATTGATTTTTTTTTGCACGGTATATTGATACCCTACAAAAAAACCCTGCAAACAAGTGGTATTTTGTTGCTCCAGACTTTCGCCCTATTGGCAGCGATGCAGCAACAATACAAGCCGAAACCCGTGCGCATCAAAGGGCAATCGCGCACGGGCAAACGGTATTCAGGCGCACGGGATTCAGGCAGATTATCCCGCGCATTATCGAAGGGCGGTGGTTTGAGGGGCAAGAAAAGACCCCAATAGAATCAGCGATGAGGGCCGATTACGCCGCCGTCGTGCGATTGATTTCATTAGAAAATGCAAAATTATGACTACAAACGAAATATATCAGCAGATCAAAAACGCCGTAATGTATTACCCGGTAAATGAAAAAAGGTGCTTGCAGCCTCAAACGTTTAGGGTACTGCTCAACGACGCGCATTTGGCCGCTCCAAATTTGGGCGTTATCCCACTTGAAAAGGATACGCCGTTCTTCTTTTCGCGGGAATGGGCCGCAAACAAATACAATCCAAATGCGATTGTGTACGATTACCCGCTTGTGGTCATTGCCCCGCTAAACAGGTCGGCACAACAGGGAATAGGAAACGATAAGGTATTCAAATCTGAATTGCGCGTACAGTTGGGCGTAATGGACAAGGTTACAAACGATTGCGCGGGCTGCGATCCTCAATCATGTGAGGCGCGTACCTCGGAGCAGGTAAGGCAGGACACGGAACAAATGCTGCTCAATATCCTGTACTACCTTTCGGGGGTTAACCTCTATGAATTGGATGGTGTGCGCTCTTACGATGTGGAAGGGCGTGTGCTTCAGTTGCAAAGAGCAGGGCAGGTAAGGGAGTTTAATTTGATTAGGAAAAAGGTATTAATCAAAAACGACACGTTTACCTTTTCGATTGATCCCATTGAACCCTTGCAAGGCGTAACAGGTAGCGCGGTTGTGCTTAATTTACCGCTTTCGCAGTGTGAGGCGGTTGATTTTGACTTTTCAGCCGTTGTTGAAAGCGGGGCAATGGTGTATGCCAACGGGTGTTTGAATTGTGGAAATTAAAAACAAAAAGTATGGATAAGGCAATAATTTACACCGAACACCAAGATACCTACCAAACGCATTTTGCCTATTCAGCAAACGCGATGGGCATTGACGTTGAAGTGAACAAAATTTCAATTCAGTACAGCAGGCATTTTAAAGGAGTTGAAACCGTGATTTACCTATTTGGTAATCAGTTGGCGCAAATGCCGACAATTTTACGCTACTTTGGTGGCATGGACAAAGACGGCGGCGAAATTGTAAAAGACATTATCACACAATTCACGGAAACGGGGGAATGTAAATTTCAACTTGTTTTTGATGGGAAATAAAAACAAAAGCATGAGCAACAAAATAATAATCTCAAAAGCGGGCGAATATGATATTTACGACCCACAAAAGCACGGTGCAGATGCTTTATGTAAAGGCACATGCCTTGAGTACGCGTTAGAGGGCGCAAGACAAACGCCTAACGATATGCACGGGTGCGTGACGCTTATCGAGTTAAAAAGCATATACCGGGGCGGGGCTGATTTAGTAATTCATCTGTGCGGTTGCGGCCACCCGGTCGCAAAATACATCTTTAAAGAAATGCCAAAAATGGTTCAGGTTCTGCGTCTTGAGAATGATGAGAAAGAAAAGCTGAAACCAAATACAATCGCCCAAATTGTCAATGCCTTAACTGGGGATTCATTTTTCAAGATGGACGACAGTGGTTTAAGTATCAATGTAGCAAAGGCAAAGACAATATCAATTGTTCAATTTCCGAACGGCCATGTTCATGTGCCGCAAAGAATTGCAACAGTGGTTTTGGATTTAAACGGCAAAATTGAAACCATTGATTTCACGGATAAAGAAGATGAGGTTTTAAGGTTTTTCATTGAGCATCAGCCCAAAACCGTTTATTTAAAAACGATATATTCGTGATAAGAATGGAAAAACTATCACTTAACAATCAAAACATTGAATTTGTGACTTCTAACAAAACAGACTTTATTGATCCAGATGGATTTTCTAAAATTCCAAAAATGCAAAACCCACCGCCACCGCCACCCCTTACAGATGAGGGCCGCGCATGGGAAAGGTATCACAATGAATACAGGTATCAAAATCACTACAAACTCAAGAAATATGAGGTAATTGAGCAGGTGGCAAAATACCTTTCATTAGCAATCATACTTGCATCACTTTTTTACGCAATTAAATGATATGGCAAACATAAAACTCTTATCATCAAAGCCTCATTGCGATGACATTGAGATCCGACAATTCCAAAAGGATTTGAGTGAGTTGATTAGTAAGATGCTACAAGGGAAAGAATCCGTTATCAAGGAAGTGACCACGCAGATATTTGGTGAAGCAAGCCCTGAAAATGTAAGTCAATTAACCTTCAAGGCGCAGCAATTTCCGACATACATTGAAAGGGTAAAAGATTTTGATTTACCCATATTTAATGATGAGTATGTGTACCATAACGACGTTTTCATTGGCACAATATCATACCCAAAAATTAACGGGCGTTTGAATATTATGTTTACACCTAATGAGCAACTGAAAGCGGCAACAAACAATGGATAACACAATTAAAGACACTAATTTTTCACTCAACGTGTGTTGGGCTTTTTTTGATCCTGCAAAAAGCAATTTAATCCAAAATGCCATATTGACCGATGTTTTCAGGCAGATCAATGGTGAATCGGTTAACCTTGACCTGTCTGGATTCACTGTAACTGGGTATGATGTGTCTTATAAGGGTGTGCATATTGGCGGCATATCATACCCGGAAAAGAATGGGGAGTATTGCATTCAATTTAACCCCAAAAAGGAATTTGATAAACATGAGCATCAACCTAATTAACGCTGTCACAAAGACAATAAAAGTCGCTCAAACAGGTGTAAAAAGTGAATTGCGCGACCAAGGGCATAGGCTAACGGGCGGGCTTATTGAAGGTATTGAGGTCGTTGTAAGTGAGGACGGCAACACGGTAACCGGCAAGTTGGTTGGCCCTGATTACGCAGTTTATGTTGACGCGGGGGTAAGGCCGGAACGTGTGCGCTATCCAGTGCGCATAATGATAGAGTACTTCCAAAAGCGGGGGTTACCCCTAAAGGAAGCGACGCGGGCGGGGTGGGCAACACGGGCAATACATAAGCGCGAAGGCATACCAACAAAAGCCTCTTTTCGTTTCTCAAAGAACGGACGGCGCACGGGGTTTGTAAAGGCAGGAATTGAGGCAACTATATTGCAAATGCGCACTATCTTTGCAGAAACGATAGACAGTGAAATTGAACTTGAGGTAACACAAATTTTTAACTTTACTGGAGAGCGACGGGAATATAAGATCGAATTGTGAAAACGTTATTTACTTTAGAGGCGAGGGATGTTAATTTGGGCGCACTGTTGGAGGAAAAGCGTGAGCAGGTGCGCCGCCTTAATGCTGAATTTCGCAAGGCAAAGGAAGGCACGGACGAATACAAACGCCTTGCGAGGGAGGTAGCAAGCACAAAGAGCGAGGTTAAAGACCTGACCGCGCAACAAAAGGCGGTAAACAATGAATTTAAGGGGCTGGCAGTCCCTAAGGATAGCCTTGTCGGTTTACGTATCGAATACTCCAAACTTACTGCACAGGTAACAGCATTGTCCAAAGCGGAACGCGAAAGCGACTTTGGGAAAAAACTTATCCAGAACGCCGCAGCCGTCAAAAAGGAAATTGACGGCATAGAACAATCAATTGGCCGCTTTACGGGAAATGTCGGCAATTATCGCAGCGCATTTGACGGACTTGGTGGCACACTTACCAACCTTGCGACAACGTTTGGCCTTGCCTTTGGGGCCGATGTGATAATCGAAGAAAACAAAAAGATTAGCGATAGTATTGCCAATGTGCAAAAAACCGCTTCAATCACAGAAGCGGAGGCCCGCAAACTATCCGACGCGCTACGATTCAGGGACACCAGAACAAGCCTTGCAGATCAATTAGATATTGCCGCCATCGGTGGGCAATTGGGTATTGCGACGGATCAATTGCAAGCATTCACCGAAGGAACCGACATTTTGAATGTCGCTTTGGGCGATCAGTTTAGCAACGTTGAAGAACTTACCAGACAATTTGCCGGACTTCGCAACGTGTTGACTGATTTCAAGACGGAAAACACCGCCGATGACATACTGAAAATAGGTAACGCCGTTAACTTCCTTGAGGCGCAAGGCGCGGCAACAGCCCCTACTATTGTAGAATTTGCCAACCGTATTGCGGGCGCGGGTATTCCTTTGGGCGCAACGACCGATAAGATAATCGGGCTTTCATCCGTCCTTGCAGAATTGAACATAACGCCGGAACGCGGGGCCACTGCAATCACTCGTTTATTGTCCGAAATCGCCAAAGCCCCTGACACCTTTGCTAAGGTGGTCGGGCAAAGCGCGGGCGATTTCCGCAAACTGGTAGAAACGGATATTGTGGGCGCGTTGGCCCTTGTCTCCAAATCCGTTGCAACAGGATCGGCGAGCAATATAGAATTTGCAAACATTCTTGAGGGATTAGGCATTGAAGCCGCCGGGGCCACGGAGGTGCTTGGTAAGTTGGGCGGCAATATTGACCTGCTCAATACGCGGGTTGAGCAAACACAAAACAGCCTACAAAACACGAACAGTATTA